ACGCTGAAAACATCGTTAGAGGTCAAACAATCTCTCCTACTTGGTTCTCTCCTGACTATTGCCAACGTTACTCTGATTTGTCACCAGGTTCTAACATGAACACTCTATCTGACTATGAGAATAGCACACGCTCACGTTTCGGCAAGGGCAGTTACCATATGGAGATTACGAATAACACTCCTACGGCTGCTGAAGTGATTGTAACATTCTTTGAGTATCTCACGCTATCACCGGCCACCTATGACGGCCAACTTCTGCCGGGTCTATCAAACGTTACGAGTTTACAACTGTCTTTTGTTTTGGCAAATCTTCACCGTACTTTCGCTGTTTCTTCAGACCTTGACAGCGACTATGTTGGTTTTACATCATCTGTTGTGTTGGAAGGTGTCCCTCAATGTCACTATCAAGAGTTATCTATGCCTGTCTACATCGAGTCCCCACCTGTCGTGACGATGTCATATACTGATATTCAACGTCAGGAGACAACCGGGCCTGTGATTCAACCTAATAGCTCTGTTGAGGTTTCTAGTAATTCGTATCAGTTAAACACGGTTCCACATTCGATTATTATTTATGCCAAAGAATCAAAATCAAGCATCAACGCATCTCCGCGAAAGAGATTCGATACACCCGACGCTTACGGCGTTATTGAAAAATTGCAGATTCAATACAATAATCAAAGCGCTATCCTATCAAGTGCGTCACCTGTTCAGCTGTTCCAAATGAGTTCGCGCAACGGCCTAGATATGACTTTTGATGAATTTCAGGGAAGAACAACTATCGCGAATAGTGTTTCACCAGATATTAGAAATCTTGCACTTTGCGGCTCTCTAGTCTGTCTTTCATTCGGTAGAGATATCTCGGCTAATGACCCGACGGCACTACCGGGCGTATCTATAAATAGCAACTTTCAGGTACGTGCTACTGTGAAGAATCCGACTGACGCCGCGATTAGCTATAATCTAGAAGTGTTGTATGTATACGACGGTATCATATCTATTGCGCCAGGAAGCGCATATAAGTACGTCAGTTTGATGACTCGTGACGAAACGTTGAATCTCGAAGTCGTAGATGACTCCGATTCAGAGGGTGGCAAAGTAGATTTTAAGGGTCTTCTACAAAAAGCAAAAACAGGTCTCAAGAAAGCTCTTCCTTATCTTAAACCGATTGCAAAGGCTGCTACTAGTTCCGCATTTGATGTCGCACAAGACTTTGGAAAACAGTATATCGGTGATAAAGGAGCTCAGATGGCACGAGACCTGGCACGAGAAGTAACGGGGCTAGGTATGTCTGGTGGTATGTATGGAGGTGGTCTGCAGGGTGGAGCGCTCGTCTCTAAATCTAGAATGAGCCGTAGAGTTTAGATTAATACCTAATTATCAGTATAATTTAATATAAGTTAAATTATAATGTTAACACATAAACAAGAGTTTAATAAACGTCACAGATTTATTAAGGTGCTGGGATTTGTGTAAAATTACTACCTATCGATTTGACTAGATATGTAATACGTTGTATAAGCATATCTGTTGTCCCACTCTCTGCGCGATTTTCAAAGTATGGATAAAGTCTAAATGAATTTTGATTATCGTTCAGTCTTATCCAGAACGTTATTGAATAAACATGTAAATGTATAGGGGACCCACCGGCTAACAATATTTCACCTCGCACGGTTCCTATCTGTGTAAAATTCTGAGAACCAGGGTCTGAATCAGTATTAAAATACAGCCATGCCGTTGATTGGTCAGTACCTGTAGTCTTACCGCAATTGACGGTAGCTGTTACCTCGAAATATGACCCGCCTAGATTCGGAACCTGAAATAAAATAGATGGTGTGGGTCTCCACTCTTCTCCCTGTATAATTGTTTTTTGAATCCCTGGATAGTCCCAAACTAGAATCTTCGCCTGTTCTATCGGTACAGGTTCTATAGTAGGATTAACCCAACGTAAAACACCTGCATTATTAGAAACTAAAACAGAATCTTGTGTAGGTATATCATTAGGTAAGACATACTGTGTGTCAGTTGTACTGTTTGTAATAAATTGTACGCTACCACTGGATATCAGGTTATTTATCTCTAATTGAGCAGTGTTAACCTCTAGAAGTGCATTTAGCGTATTGCAGTTGATAATATCGATTGGAAGTGTCGGACCTCCTGTAGGGTCTATCCAGTATGTAAGAATATTATCATCTATAATAGATGACACGGCCAAAACAGAATTAGGATTTATGGGTGGGTTGATAGGTAAGATAAATCGATATGGTGTACCAGATGACGTTAAGAATGTTCCATTTAGGTTTACCCCTCTATCTGTAGTGTTAACGAATATCTTTAAATCGTTATCAACAAGTAACTGCGATACACTCATTAAATTTATATATATATATGTATATGTATAAATTTATTTTAATTATTGTTCTAAAAAGAATACACCAGACATTCTAATTGTACCAGATACTTGCGTAAGAAATCGAGCCGTTAAAATTTGAGGCTCAAACGGAGAAACATTAGATATAAATCTAAGCTCAAAACGTCCTATAGCGTTTTCTCCGTCTACGTCGTTTTTAACAACTCCGTAAACTTGTTGAATCTCTGGATGTTCTACATAATTTACAGTTGCATTACAGTGTACAACTTGTTCCAGACCAAAAAGCGCCGGAAATGGTAAATCACCTGGTGGGTTAATAGGTACGATTGGGAATTCAATATACAAAGACTGGTCTTGTGCAACTTCGTTAAGATTTTCGTAATCAATAACAAGTTGAAAATTAACACAATTTGATATCTTAGTAAAATACATCTGACCGCGTATTGTATTTGGTTGTGGGTCTGCGGTTTCTTGATCAAGAGTAACATTACCTGGCCCGATTGATAATCCGTTAATCTGTGCTACGTTCAATGCGAAAGTTTCTATATTATTCGCGTTTACATTGTCAACACTCAACGTCTCACAATTTAAAGTTAAATCATTTGGAACTAAAATCTGAGATAGACATTTGTTTATATATATATATATATTAATTATATAAATATTTTTTATATCGAGTTTTAAACTACACTTAGACAACTAACAATCATGTTCGTACTCTGTTCCGCGTAAGTTATAACTGCCCCTGAGTTGTTAGTTACTTTTATATTAAATTTCACTATAGAGCCTGCTAAGTCTGTGATATTTGATACGACAAAATGAACACAGAAAGGAACATCTGCCAAATTAGGAGGATTGGCATAATCATAACCGAGATTAAAACGACTAATAACACAAACTTGAGGAGATACAATCTCTCCTAGGTCGTCTATAGGTGCTCCGTTTATCATTGGTCTTATCAATAAATTCTGACCATTTAATGGAACGTTTTCATGGTTGATATTGACTACTCCACTAAACGTAACGATATAAGATTGTGAGTCTGAGTGTGTAAATTGTACTTCTTCGTCTAGAGTAAATATCAATGCCTCTTGAGCTGGCTGAATAACTAGAATAGATTCATTATAAGACCCTATTTTTTTAACCTGGTTTGGTCCTACATACAAATTCAAATCATTAGGGACAAGCAATTGAGATAATGCCATTTGTTTATATATATTAATTATATAAATATTTTTTCTTTTATATAAATAATATGACGTCAAATATTGCACTCGGTGTAGACAAACGTAGAGGCTCATTGTCACTCGCTCATCAACCAGCTATTATATCGACTATATCAGAAGATAATGAACCAAAGCGCCCACAGGACCGCCGTAAATCTATATCAATTTTTTCACCTAATCAGACGGTCTCGGATTTATCAACCCGATCGGTCTTGACAACCCGACAAGGGCAAGGGGTAGAGGCTGTAAAAAACGAAGTTTCAAACAAAGTTTCATCAGTAGAGTCATCGGGTGAAAAAGTAGAGACTGTATGTAAAAAAGGCATTAAATCGTTAACCGATCAAGTCGAAAAAACGAAACAAGATTTTGAAAAATCAAAACAAGAATTCGAAAAATCAAAACAAGAATTCGAAAAATCAAAAGTATCAATGAATCAAGACTTAGAAAAATCAAAATCACTATTAACTCAGGAGATAAATAGGCTAAAACAGCTGGTCGAGAGTTTGACTAAAACTGTAACTGAGCTTATCGAAAATTAATTTTAGATATATTTATATAATGAACAGTTTAAACACTCGCATAAATAATATAGAAAACGCTTTATCATTACATTGCGATGATAACGATATTATATCTCTTCTAAAAAAAAGGGAAGAGCAAAAACAACGTGATAATATCGATAGAATGAATAGTACATTTAAAGAGTATATACACGAGAATATAAATGAAAATATAGGTCTTGATAGATTTGTTGATGTCATGGTTAAATCAGTTAAATACTCTCGCGAAAACAATTTAAGCATAAGTAGAACACTATCAATAAAACCGTCAGAAGATTTAGAACAAGAGACATCGATTCATTTTGTAAAATCAATCTACGGTAATACTTTTGACAATGATATGTTACGTGGATGTGTTAAATCAATTATGAATATTTTATATCCGACAATAGTCGAGAATAGATTACCTTCGGTCGATACGATAACAGACGACAAACCATTAGATACAAGCGATAAAAAATCTAGAAAATTTAAATTATTCAAGTAATATATAAATGATACCAATCGAACTGATTATTATAGGCTCAATTCTATCTATATTAAATCTCGCGGCTCATCTTTTGCGTCATCTTCCAAAATTCCAATTGGCGTGTGATAGACTCGACAAATCTAAACGTAAATTACAGAGTATTAGAGATAGCATATCAAATAAAACAGATAATTCAATGGTAGAATCTAATCACCTTGATGGATTAAATGAAGCAATAGATATAGCAGAAGAATTTATAGATATGCTAGGTGATATTACATTTAACAAGCCGATTTAAAAAATGTTTCATCATTATATATAATATTGATGAACCGTGATATGTTACGTGATATGTATATTAATAATCTATCTGTTTCTAACGAGTTAGCCTATCCGTTGAGCGATAAAGATTTGCAACGTATATGCCCAGGAAATTTTATAATCTATAACGACATTGATAAGTACTATGATAATATCGATGAGTTATTTATAAACGATGTCTGTTACGTTTTATTCGAATTAGACCAAAAACGAAAAGGTCATTATTGCTGCTTGATTAAACGTAAGAATATTATTGAATTCTTCGACCCGTACTCATACGCTATCGAAGAACAGAAAGATTTTATTAATAATCCATCACTGTTTGAAAATGAAAATCACATCTCGAAAATGTTGATGGATAGTAAATATTCTATCGTGTACAATCATTATGAGTTCCAAGATTTAAATAATGATATAGCTACGTGCGGTCGTTGGTGTAGTCTACGTGCTTTGTACCGTGATGAACCCTTACATAGATTTAAAGATATGGTTGTTCGCGAATGTAGACGATTAAAGGTTGACCCTGACACATGGTCCGTTTTGATGACACAGAAATATTTATAACAAACACATATATATAATGACAAGTAAAACTAATTTATCAGCTTCTGAAATAGATAGAATATTCCAGAAAACACGAGGAGGAATGATACCAGTTAATAACATTCCTATGGTAGCAAGCTCTAACACAAATCTAGAACCTAATATGTACGGTGTTACTCGTGATGATACTAAAGAAACTATTAGAAAGTCACGTTCAAAGGTGTTGTCTAGAGAACGAAAGGTTAACGGGGCTATGGCTCAGGGGAACGGTATAACTTATAGAGCTGGTTGTTCAGGTGGTCAAAATACTAATTTTAACGCTCCCAGAGATGTGGACAAGGTACAGCGTGTTGAAGATAATACAGGACATAAAGTATCCTTAAAAAAAGAGCTCGGTATATCCGGAGCTGGAACTAGAAAGACAGTATGGAAAGATTTTCTAAAATCAGTAAAGACCATAACACCAGAGCTAAAATTAAAAGAAGCTATGAAGATAGCATCTTATATGAAAAATAATAATATGTATAAGATGGATGATGTTAATATACAAAACGTGACGATGGTATGGGAGAAAATAAAATAAAATAATAATTATATATATATAAAATGTTGTTTCCAATTAGAAATCATGCAGTTGTTGATATGAGTACGAAAGATTTTCTGCGTCAATTCTCAAACTACTCTAAGGGTGACCGTCCGTCAATGGTTCATGGTAAGGGTACTTTTGGTGGTTCCATGTTATCAGTCTCTCCAGTTTCGGACGAAGGAGCACAGATTGAATCTGTTTCAACTAATGTTGATTTACTGCAACGACCAGAAGACTACCGAGCATCTACAGGAATAATGAGAGAGATATTAAAAGATAGTGTTTCAGGATACAACAAACGACAAAATGATAGAGTACCACAAGTTGAATCCGTCACAAAAACTGAAAAGATAGGCCGTGAAATTGGTTCAAGAAAACGAAAAACAAAAGTTCAAAAAGCTTCAAAAGAAAGTATCGTCGAAGATTATAAAAAACTCAAAACCAAATCAAAACAGACGAAGTTTATTGAAGCATTAGGTCACGTCTATAAATCAGACCCTGAGAACTCTGCTTATATAATCGAGGGTATTGAAATGGTCAAAAAGCTTTAATTTTAGCAAATCTACTTAATTTTTTTTATTAAATAGATTATGGCATTCTCCCAGGTTCGATAATAAAATTAAGAGTTGAGTTATACATCATAATATAGTGTTTTAGAATAGGTAATACGTCTTTTTTACTGATGTTCTTTGTGTCAATTATTTTTATTTCAAAATTATCAATACCGTTGTTATCGCGTATAAACTGATAAATCTTATCATCATATTTCTGGGTATTTTCTACACGTTTCTTTAATTTTCGTACAGTATCGATAAGATTTGTTGTACATGCTACATACGTTTGTTTTATGTTCTCATCTTTACAACGTATTTGATAGAATGTGTAATCCTTTTTCATTATAATTAATGTCTATAATATTTTTATGGTGAGATATAGATTTATTATTATAATAATATTAAGGTGCGTATATCTTATGGTCCGTGATAATGTAATTTGGATAATGTCTGTGAATTGTGATTGCTCTCGTATTTTTTGAGTTTATAATTTCTTGCACGGTCTCCTTTTCATAACCCATGTACTCAGATAAAAAGTATCTTTGGGCCCTCACATTATCTTTATTAAATATCGTTATTAACTGCGATTCATTGTGTAATACACGACCGAGCTTCTTATTATTAGGGTTCAGAAGGTGATTAATGACTATGACGTATATACGATATGACCGGCCGACCTCTAAAGCATCTAGTATTATACGTGATATCTCATCATAGTATTTCGGTGGTAAACTATCAATATCATCAAATATCAATAACGTATTAGGTATAAAATCGGTTGTGATATTAATATGGTCCTGAAATAAAGCGTCATCAATCATAACACGTTTTATACGTTTTTGTTTATCAAATACCGGATCTTCAAGTTTTCTACTAAATAGATAACATTCACCCTCTGGGAACATATCAAGCCATTTTTTTGTATATCCGGAAGCCCAATAGCTCTTTCCCGCTCCAGAAGACCCAGCCACAAAAACGGTTTCGCGTTCTTTAAAATTTGGTATAACACTTATCTTTTTCTCAGACTCGAAAACGTTTGATTCTGCTTTTGAATTGAAGTATATATAATCGTCATCGTTTTCGGCTATTAGCTTTTTACCTGATGCTTTTGTAGTTGTGAACATTTATATATATCAAAGATAAAACATATATATATTTTTTTTAGCTTAAATAATATCTATGATATAGATATAATAAAGAATGATACGCCTGAATCATAGAATCCCTGAAGATTACAAAAAGAATAATAATATTAACTTCGGTGTAGTACACAATAATTTATTTATTCATCGCCGACCTGTGACGCCTCCTGCGACGCGTCCTGTAACGCCTGAGCCTGCACAAGAGCCTGAGGTTTTTGATTTTATCTTAGAGCCTGATGTTAAGTCTTCGGATTTAGCAACCCGACAAGGGGTAGAGCCCGCACATGAGGTTGAGGATGTAGAGACCGTGATAAAATCAAAACGTGGTCGACCGAAGAAGATAATAACAGATGAAGAAGCCGAGTTAAGAAAACAAAAAAAGAGAGAATACAATCGTGAATACATCAAAAATCAATGGCATAATAACGAAGATTATCGAAAATATAACATACGAAAAGCTAAAGAGTGGCGTATAAGAAATAACTACGATACGAATAAAAATTATATTCCTACTGGACGTGGTCGTGGTAGGCCTAAGGGTTCTAAAAATTATGTAAAACCGAATGAAAATGTGAACGTTGATAATATAGATGATGTAAATGACGATGATAAAAAAACAGAATAATATAAGAAATTAATTTATTAATTACCTTAAAAATTTATTTATTACTATAGTATATAAATAAAATCATGTCCAGAAAACTAGAAACGTTGAAACCCGGCTACGGTCGCTATCCTGAAATTACAGGAAATAACCGTCAGATTAAAATAAATGGCCCAACCTATAAACGTTTAAATATCGCTGAGCGTATTATTCCTAAATCAAATAAGGCTCCAAAAAAACAACCAATCGTCAAGGCTAAAACAGATAATGTATCAAAAAAACCAATCGTTATTAAGAAATCTACAAAAAAATTAAAGAAAACAGTTGATAATGATAACGATGTAGAGTTACCTAAATCAAATAAACAAAAATCTATGCAGAATATCGAAACAAAAAAATATCGAAATCAATTAAAACGTGGTGAATTAGACGGGGCGTATAATCTTGTTAGAAATAAAATAAAATTTACAATAGACGACACAACTAATCTAAAAAACATAATCTTCAAAAACGCAAAAAAAAAAATTATAGAGATTGAAACTACAGACGGAAGACACCTAGTTAGAACAATAAATAATAAGACGTGGCCTGGTATTGCTGAATTTCTCCGTCAAGGGTATTGGGATGAAGAAGAAAATCCGTTTGGTTCGGATGTTCAATCGCAGATAATAACTTTTGGTATAAAATCATTTCGTATAGTCGATTTAAAAAAACCTAAGAAGATGTTTAAAAAATCTGGAAAATTATTCCAATATATTAATAAAACAGAAATAGACCTAACACGCTATCAGATTATTAAAAATACCGATTCGTTAGAACATATTCATGAACATTGTTTAATACATACTCTACGTCTTCACGGTATATCCGAAGCTGTATTAAATCGTATTAAACTATCTGTTGAAATCGGTTCACATTTTCCAAAAACAAAACTACACGATGTATCAAAAATCATTCGTAAAAAGATAAATCTCTATTATGCCAGAACAGATAAGATTGATAAACAGATATACGGGGCGGAATATAATGAATCAATCGATATATGCCTTTTTGAAAATCATTACTTTATCTACGACAACACCGAGCTTACTACCTATGCGTCAAAGAATTATAATGATATTCATCATTTGAAAAACTATCAAAATATCATCAAATGTAAAAACAATAAATATGAACGCTCATCAAATAGCAAATTTAAATGTAAGTCAATTAATCTTATCCAAGAGCTTTTAAAATCTGGTAATTTTGAGACGAACTCACATATTTTTAATGTTTTAGACATTGGCCAGAACATAAAATGTGATAATATTAAAATACCACTTGAGAACATAGATAATGAGCAAGAGATAATCGAAAAAAAAGAAATAGATAGTGATTATGATATATTTTTCGCGGATACTGAATCGATAGTGTGTGATAAATTAGGCGCAAACCTTGATAGACATAAAGGATTTAAATCAGCTTTCAAGAGATTAGATGATGATGAGTTTTACACATTTTCTTCAACTAAAGAAAATCCTAACGGTTGGATTGTTGACTATCTAAATAAGGTTGTTGAGATATCGGATAAGAAAAAACAAATTATTATCTATTATCACAATCTAAAGTATGATTTTAATCTATTGAGAGATTATGTGACTATCATTAATCGTTGTATTAAAGATGGACAGCTTTATAGTGTTGATATTATTCATAATAATAGAAAAATAATATTAAAAGACACGTTTAAACTAATTTCAATCCCGCTTAGCAAGTTTGCGAAAACGTTTTGTCTACCGTCAGAGATGAATAAGAAAGAAGCGATAAATTACACTTTTTATAATGATGATAATTATGACGAGCAAATATGCAAGATTTCAGATTATTTGAAAGGAATTAGAAAAGATGACATTAAAACGTTTTATTCAAATATAAAAATGAAAGATGAGAATGATATATATCTGTTCGATTACGATGAAAAAAATAAAACGTTCAATCCTAGTAAGTATTATGATTACTATCTTAAATATGATGTTCTGGTTTTAGAAGCTGGCATTAAGAAATATGATGAATTGATGAAACGAGAATTTGATATGTCTGTATTTGATAGTTTAACAATAAGCAGCTATGCTAATAAATACATGGCTAAAAACGGTGCGTTTGATAACGTATATTCTGTTTGTGGTAATCTTCGTGAGTATCTAACACAGGCTGTTATGGGTGGTCGCGTTAGCGTTTTAGAATCTCAACGCAAAAAGATTATAACTGAACATCTTGTCGATTACGACGCCTGCAGTCTCTATCCATCTGCTATCTCTAGAATGTGTCACGATGTCGGTGGTGTTCCTACCGGCCAATGTAGGCGTATAGATGTATTTTCAAAACAACAACTAGATGCTTATAAATACTACGTCGTGACAATTGATATAAAAAAAATAAACAAAAAACAGCAGATTCCTTTTATATCACACAAGCGCGTAGATGGTATTATTGATTATATTAATATGGTTCCAAAAGATGGTCTAAAAACAGTTATCGATAAAATAACATTAGAGGATTATATTAAGTTCCATGATATAGAATACGAAATCATAGACGGTGTGTATTGGAATGATGGCTATAATCCTAGGATGGGTCAATTGATTGAAGAAATCTATCAAAAGCGATTAAATCAAAAAACAGATATGAAAAAATACAAAAAACAGATGATGAACGAGACTGACGAGAAAAAAATAAAAGAGCTAAAACAAAAAATAGACACATGCAATAT